ACCAAAGCCGCCGCCCAAGAGTGGCAGAACGATGCCGAACGCATCAAGGCTGAAATCGGCAGCTTCGATGAGCGCTCCGAGCGCAACATCGCCACGCTTACGCCCGAGACTCAGCGAGCCGCCCGCATCTGGCTCAAAGCCGCCAAGGCGGTAGCTGATGCTGAGGGCTACGATGTCCGCATCATCTGCGGTACTCGCACCTATGCCGAGCAAGATGCTCTCTATCGCAAGCGTCCGCGCGTGACCAAAGCCCGTGGTGGCCAGAGCATGCACAATTTCGGCATTGCTTGGGATATCGGCGTGTTCCGGGGTAAAGAGTATCTGGGTGACCATGCCCTGTATGCAAAGGTCGGAAAGCTCTACAATCAGGTTCCGGGCATCATCTGGGGTGGTACTTGGAAATCGTTTGTAGATGAACCACACTACCAGCTTGCCAAGTTTGGCAGTAGCACCACAGCCCGTAATGCTTTTGAGGTATGAGTGCAAAAGGGTTATTCACTCGTGGATTTACAAAGGCCGAGGTGGAGAAGATTCTCGCCTCGGCCAAGGCTCAGCTCATGGAGGGTAAAACCATCATGAGCTGGAACGATGGCGGCACCTCCGTTACCAAGCAACAGGCCATGCCAGTTACCGAAGTTCTGGAAGAATGCCAGTATGCTCTCCGATATTTCGAGCGACAGGAAACCGAAAGCTGTGATTCAGAATATCCCGGCTCCCTGAGTCATGTTGCCTGGCGCTTACCCCACTAACCTGATTTTATCACATGAACTTCCTGCAACGCCTTGCCGCCCGCATCTTCTTTGGTTCGCATTCCGTCTTTGAGTCGGCAAACCAATCCCCCCGCCGCGCCTCTGTTCCGGGCTGTGGGCCACGCGATACTTCGCTGGATCTGACGCCAGGCATTCGTTCGGAACTGGTGCGCCGGAGCCGCTATCTCGTGAAGAACTCCGGCTTCTTGCAGGAGATTATCAGTAGCATGGCCTTGTATTCCATCGGCGATGGCATCCTGCCGCAGCCTGCCAGTAAAGATGACTCTTGGAACAAGCAAGCTCTCGACTACTTTAAACGCTGGGCAAGACATGCAGAAATCACAGGTCGCTTTGACCTGACCACCTGCCAATACCTTGTGTGTATGGCGCTCGAAACAGACGGAGAAATCTTCATCCTCAAGACAGAGGAAGAGGGCGAGCCGAAGATACAGCTCATCGAGACTCACCGCATTGGCAGCACCGAGGAAGATACCACCGAAAGAGTGTGCATTGATGGCATTCGTTTGTCCGAACTGGGGAGGCCGCTCTCGTACCGCCTCCTGCTGGATAATGGAAAGTACCGCGACTTAGCAGCCCGGGATGTCCTGCACATCTTTACGCCTATGTCAATTTCTCAGGTGCGGGGATATCCTACTATACAGCACAGTATCAACCACATGCTGGATGCCGCCGAGCTGCTGGCTCTCGAAAAGCATGCAGTAAAGGACAATGCCGATATTGCCCGAGTCCTCAAGACCAACAAGATTGATGTCGATGACCGCGATTTCCAACTCAATGCCCCGGTCCAGCCCCAGGGAAGCGACCCCGGATTCTTGCAGACCATCCTTGGTGGCAAGCTGGTGAAGATTCAGCCGAACGAAGCTATTGAGAGTTTCCAGAGCAACCGCCCCAGCCCTACGTTCCAAGGATTCCTCGACTACCTGCAACGTGATAGTGCGCTGGGCTTGTTGCCTTATGAGTTCGCCAGCGATTCCTCGAAAATCGGTGGTGCCGGAGTAAGACTTACCGTGGCGAAAGCCGACCGCAGATTCAGCCGCAGACAAACCGTGCTCATTGACCGTATGCTTCGCCCGATTTGGCATTTTGTCATCGGGCATGCCATAACGGCGGGCAAACTGCCACCCGCAGAGAACTGGACTGAGGTCGATTTCGTCACGCCCCGCCGGGTCACGGTGGATGCCGGGCGCGAAGCCCAGCAGAATCGCGAGGATGTAAAGGCGGGGTTGAAAACATTAACTGACCATTTTGCCGAACTTGGTTGCGACATCCACCATGAGCTGGAAACCCGCGCCCGCGAGATGGCCCTCGTGAAAGAAGTTGCGGCCAAGTACGGCGTAAGTCCGCAAGACCTGTATCAATCCTTTACCAAGACCGACCCATGATTACTGCACCTTTACAACCTTGGCTGATAACGTTGGAAGCCTACCGGGAGCTTTGCTCGGTGAACTTTCAAACGACCACTCCCTCCGGGAATGAGGAGGAGCCTCTTCCCTATGAACTGAGGGAGGGGCTTGCTACTATCAGCATTCACGGAACTATGCTGCGTCAGGTATCGCCCCGCCAGAAAATTGTTTCCGCTCTTTTTGGTGTGAAGCTGTGCAGCATGGAAGATACTTCCGCTGCTATTCTGCAAGCCGCTGCAGATTCGTCTGTTCACACTATCCTGCTCGATATCGACTCTCCCGGTGGCACCGTCAACGGTACTCCGGAACTGGCTCAGGTCGTCCGCACCGTGGCCAGAGATAAGCACGTTTACGCTTTCACCGCCGGGCAATGTTGTTCCGCAGCTTACTGGGTGGCCAGCCAAGCAGATGTCATCTACTCAGCCCCATCTGCTACTGTGGGTTCCATTGGAGTCATTCTGCCGGTGGTAGACAGCTCTGCGTTATACGACCGCAACGGTCTGAAGATGGAAGTCTTTGCCGCTGGTAAGTACAAGAGTACCGGAATGGAAGGCACCAGCCTGACCGATGAGCAACGTTCGAGGCTCAATCAGCAGGTCAATGCAATCTGGGCGAGGTTCAAACACGCTGTGACTCGCCGCCGGGCGATTGATGAAGCGGATATGGAGGGGCAGAGCTTCTACGGAACCGATGCCCGGGACAAGAAACTCGTGGATGCCTGTGCTCTCTCGCTCTCGGCGGTACAGGAAAAACTCATCACCCGCCATGCCGGGAGCAAAGCATTTTGACACCATCCCCACAGATATGGAAACACTCGATGAACAACTCGATGCCGCCAACGCACGTCTGACCGAGCAGACCGAACGAATTACTGCGCTGGAAACAGAAAACACCACTCTGCTGGCCGCGAATGAGGAGCTCAAGGATAATCTGGCTCACGCAAAAGAAAAGTTGGCCGAGATGGAGGGGGCTCACCGTAAAGCCCTCGATGAAGTGCAGCGACTCAAGGCTGAGGCAAAATCGGCCGAAGAGAGAGCTGCGGAATACTACGGGGCTTCGGCAGCCGCGCAGCCTGTCACGAGCAAGGGCGCCCCTGCTGTCCGTCCTGTGAGTGAACGCTTCGCTGCTATCAAAGACCCCGCAGAGCAGACGCTCTTCCTGCGCTCCCTGAGCAATGCCGAGCGAGCTGAACTTTACAACAATCTCTAACCCAATCTGAATTACCATTATGGCTAACACACTCACAGACCTCAAGGATGTCCGCATCTCGCAGTCCGCGCTCCTGCCTTGGATGACGGAGCTGATGCCGCTCTCCATCTTCTCCACCAACTTCGGGCCGACTTCTGCCGACAAGGGCGATACGGTCAAAGTTCCGGTGGTGGGCGCACCGTCTCCGTCCTCCGACTTCGATGGCAACTACGTGAAGGACATCGACAATGAGGCAAGCACCATTCCGGTTGTGCTCAACAAGCACAAGTTCAAGACCGTACACATGACCGCCAAGGAGGCTGCCACTACTGCCATTCCCCTGCTGGAGAAGCTGGTATCCACCGCTGCCCAGCAGCTTGCCATTGATGTTCTTACGGACATTTTCAGTTGCATCAAGAAAGCCAAGTTCACGACCGCAACCGAGATTGCATCTGCTGAGGACTTCTCCTACAAGACCGTGCTGAAAATCCGCGAGGCTTGCAACAAGGCGAAGATGCCGAAATCCGGGCGTTCTCTGGTACTCAATACCAGCCTGAATACCGCACTACTGGCAGACGACATCGTGTCTCGCAGCTTCATTACCAATCTGGCACAGCCGGGCGTGGTGGAAGCTCGCGTCAACCGACTGGCCGGGCTCAACGTGTACGAGACGGACTGCGTGCCGGACAACGGCGAGAACCTTGCCGGGTTCGTGGCTCATCCCTCTGCCGTAGCCGTAGCTATGCGCTATCTCCAGCCCATTGCTAACTACGATGAAGCCGGAGCCGTGACCGACCCCGTAACCGGGCTGACCTTCGGCTACCTGCGCTATACGGACACGACCTCCAACAAGGTGTATATCACGCTGGAATGCCTGTACGGTTATCAGGTCGTTCGCCCCGAAGCTCTCCAGCGCATCGCCACCACCGCCTCCTGACCATGAGCCTCGCCGATGAAATGAGTGCAGACTTCCTGTCTATCCATGCGGAACTGCCGGCATACGTTGACATCGGTGGGGCCATGCTCCCGGCATTGGTAAATGACGGCTCATTGTCAGCCGAGTTGGAGCTGGGTGGATTCTCGCCCCTCCGCTCGCTGACGGTGAGAGTACGCCGAAGCGATTTATCGTCCACCCCCAAGGTGGGCGATTTGCTTCAGTACGATGGAGCAAAGTACCGCATCACCACAATTAATTTCAAAAAAGCCACCCCCATTATTTCTCTGGAATGTCAGCAACAGTAACCATCAACTCCGCATCCCTTGAGCGCAAGCTGGCCAAGTTTGCTATTCTGGGACAGAAAACTCTCGATGAAGCACTTACCGAGGGGGCGCGACGTTTTACGACTCAGGCTGTCCGCAATACCATGCCTATGGTTCTGAGCAAGAATCCATCACAGGTCAAGGCTGAATGGACGACACGAGTCACGCACCACTTCGAGACTCACCGCATCACGAAAAAGGGCTACCAGAGTGATGCCTCACTTCGCCGGATGCTCGCCAAGAAAAAGAAGAGCCTGGGGCGCGAAGCAGCCGGATGGAATGCTGCTGCGGTTGAGCTCAAAGCAAACCGCATTCCTGCCTGGGTGAAACGTCACGGAACCGGAGAGGGCTCTTGCAGGATCACGCGCAGGAAAGACCGCATTACTATCATCATTACCAACTCGGTTCCCTACAATGAAGCCATGACCATGCGCCGAGCGGCTTTCGTGCTGGATAAAGTCGAGCGTGGCTTTGCCGGGAATCTGCGAGCCCTGAAACGAAAACTGATTCGCTCCTGCCGATGAATACTCATTCCATAGCCGAGACAATACGCTCTTGTCTGCTCCAGAATTACCCGGAGCTGGCAATCCATACGCCCATCAGCAACGGTGAGCTTATCGCTCCCTACGCCTTGCTGAACTGCATGGCAGATGAAGAGCTGATACCCGGCAACAGGACATGGGAATGCTCGCTGGTGCTTTCTCTGCATAGTGCCGCTCATGATGAAGCCGAAACGACCATGCGGGAGCAATTTTCTTCACTCTGTGCCACTCTGGGCAGAAAGACCTCTCGCGAGGCTATCAACGAAGTCGCTCCTGATTTTATCCTTTACAGCCTGAGTCTGCGGAGCATTGAAGAGCCCCAGGCTCAGGACAACGATTTTACCCAGACCGCCACATTCCGGGTGGTCGCTCAATTCTGATACTATGCAATCTTACGGCAACATTTCCAAGGTTGAAACCGAGCGTGAACTCGTATTTAACTATGATTCAAAGACAGGAAACTCCGTCACTATCACCTACGAAGTGCCGGAGGACAAGGCCATTGCATCTCTCCCCGGCCTTGGCAGTCGCACCTCCCTGATGCCCGGCGTCATTCTGAAAAAAGCCACCGTGAAGCCCGGCGAAGGTGGTATTGCTTCAGTACGACTTGAATACGGCAAGCCCGATGAAGCGGAGGAGGAAGAAGAAGAGGAAGAATCCGGCGGTGGTGACTCTGGAGACGATAACGATGATGAAAACGAGGCAGATATCATTGAACAGAGCCTTGAGGGTGCGGTGAATGACGAGCCGCTCCTTTCTCACCCTAAAGCCCAAAATGGCATTACGGATGCCCACCGTGAGTATCTGAAAGCGGTACAGGATGGTGTGCGTATGTGGGAGCTTGTTACCGAACTGAACGAGGATGGTTCGCCCAAACTCGACAAAGACAAGCAGCCCATCATGCGACCGCTCAAAAAGCTGTTGAAAGGACTTTCCGGCAACGGCCAGGCCGTGCTGAAAATGATAAGAAACGGCATCCATTCCTACCGCAACCCCGGCGCGACTTATCGCGAAGTTCGCATCGTTTCTTCCAGCCAAGTGAATCTGAACGGACTGGGCGCCATAGCATCACCATCCGGCGCTCCGACCCCCAAAGACCGCAACTGGCTGATGGTCGGTAAGTCGTTCTCCCGCAGCTCCGGCGATAAAAAGCGCAAATGGCGTGTGGAAACCATCTACGAGCTGTCGGCTCCCGGCGGCTGGAACAAGCAACTGTACGGAGGCTGATATGGGACGTGACATTCCAAGGGAAGTAAAGGCTGGCGAGGTTGTATCGGCGGCATGGCTGAATAGCATTGTTGCTTATCTCCGCTACCTGAACGAGCAGCAGCTTCGCCGCAGAATCCTGCGAGGTGTCGGATATCAGGCTAAGGAGTCCGCAGGTGGCACATCTCTGACGATTGACAGACAAGCTATTGTTCGTCTTGGCTCTGATGATTTGGATATCCACCGCAATGAGGACTTTCAGCTCCGCATCAAGCCGAAGCTCCAATGCACCGTTGATGCGGAAAGCGGGCATTGGGATAAGATTCTGCAGGTGCATATCGGTCGCGTAACTGACCATCATGGCCACGAATTAAACGTCACCGAGATGGAAAAGGAATCGCGAGCTTCGACTCCCGCGAAAAGTTCGGTATGGGATTCCGAGCAATGGGTTGATGTTGGCGTGTTGAAGCCCAAGGCTTCGACACAAGGAGATGACGGAGTAGCCACCGCAGCAGAAGAAGCCGATGATAACTCCACCAAGGAGGTGTTTGTGCGTCTGACGCTCTCCGGCAGCGTTCCTGAAAAAGCCGTGTTTGCCACCAAAAAAGAAGAAGGTAGCGCGGATATCTATGTGCCGATTGGCAAGGTTCAAGCCGTTGTGGTCGAGGAGTTCCTGCGTATTTATATGGAGCAATACCAGCAAGGCCCGATTGAGCTTGGCGGCGAGTCTGTGGGGATGCCTTTTGATGTGAGCATGACCGAGACTATCGAGGAACCGCTCCAAGAGGGAGAAGAGCCACAAGTCACCTACCAAGTCAATGTGGAAGCCGGGCGCGTGTTTTTGCCTGACCGACAATTCGCGTACATCCCCCGCAAGGAAAAGCTGGAACTGGGAGAACTTACTGGCTCTACCCGCTATGTGACCCTGACTCTGATGCGGGATGGCGCAGGCAACCTGAAATATCAGTACACGCTGGAGCCTGAGAGCGAGCTTGGCACAAAAGTGAACGCAACCGAATATACCGCTGAAAAATGAGTGATTCTGAGACAGAAGGATTTATCGAGTCTCCCGGGGGCGAATCTGTATCTTCTGATGTGCTTGAGGTGGAGTTCTCGGCTGTACCGCAGGTGTTTCCCGGTATGGTGAAGCCCGGTGAACCTGCTGACCAGCCTACCGCTTATCGCTTGCAGCACGGAGACATCCACACGATTCCCGGCATCTTCGGTACGTTCAACGATGAGGATGGCAACATGGACCATGAGAAACGCCGCGAGTGGATGAAGCGTTGCGAGCCGGAGACTCCCATGTTTGTTGATGATGAGCCGGATATTCAGGGATGGACGTATATCACGGACTATTCCATCCACAGCCGCACCCCTACACATAGTGGGCCGTATTCCTACTACATTCACGCTCGCATCCGGCATGATAATCGTATCCAGTTCGGTGTTTTTGCGGAGCAATACAACGGCGAGCACCGCTTGCAGCTTCCTTTGTTCAGCGTGCTAAAGGAGGAGGAAAGATTGCTCCAATCCCAGCTTTTGCACGGAGATTTCGTTCCTCCGCTGCGGATTGCAGGTAAAAAGGAGGCAGAAGAGATGCTCTTGGCCGATGGCAAGCTGAAACTGGCCGCAGCTCCTAAGCTCATTGGTTGTCTGATGAACGTGGGGAATGCTCGCGTTTCGGTGACCTATGGCAAGACCACGACCTACTTTCTGAAAACGTACTACGGCCACATCTGGATTTACTGGGCAGCAATCATTGACCGGGTATTCTACATGGTGGGAATCCCGCTCTACAATGGAAATGACCGGGGAACGCTGGTGTACGCACCCGGGACAGATGGTAAAGGGACTCGCATATCGGTAAACCTGCCACCGACTGAGGATGACCTGCGTTCCCAATATGGCGGTAGTGTCTTTGTTGGAGAAGATTGCTCACTTACTCCCAACCAAGGCTCTTTTTACCGGGCGGTGAAGCTCATCTGGGGCGTGTCGGACGAATATCATGGTGGCTTTGAAAGCACCATGGTTAAGGTGGATGATTTCCTCGAAAAATACGGAGATAAGAATACTCCGATTCCATTATGCAAGCGAGCCTTGGCGGTGGTGAAGCCGGGGGATGAAGAGGATAAGCCTGTCTACTCGCTCCTGTCTCATGGCGATATCTACACAGATGTTTCGATGCTGGGCTACGATGGAGGTGTCTACACTCAGGGTAATTCCCTTGTTGTTCGTAACGAGGACGAAGTCACGACTTCATTTGTGTACCCGAAAGGCGGTGGCTACTGGGTAAGTGAATCCGGCACGAGCGGGTACATTCCTACCATGACCCGATACGACCGTGTTGGCCGTATTTTCTATGCAGCCCAGGCGTTTTACGCCGGACAGATGGGCAACAACTACTTTATCCGCACAGTCGGATGTTTACGGCCATACGGAGCTTACGATATGGATAACACGCTTGGCGGGGTAGATGTTGCTCTCTTCCGAGCCAAGGAACCGGAGGAAGATGTCGATGATGATGACCCTTACTGGGGGCCAGGTGGTGGTGGAGGCGGTGGTGGTGGCGGCTCTACCGATGATGATGACGATGGTGGAGGTGGCGGGATTGAGGATGTCGGAGATGTCGGCATCTGGTGGCAAGGCGGCGATGGCGTGCAAGTGACCGTCCGGCGCGATACTGCGGCCACAAAGATTCGTTACACCTTTGAGGTTGAGGTGACAGACAAGTTTGCTATTACCCAGACGCTTCATTACGATGTGAAGCCCTCTTTCTCTATTGCCGATGGTGGGAGTTATACAGTTTCAGGTGGCGAGGTAACGCTGACGATGTGGTATTATCTATCCGGCAGCGGCTCGCAGGTCACAGTCCGCAACCTGACTTCCAAGAGCGGCAGCGGTGGTACTTGGGTGGATAATACGCACCCCACCAGTTCCGATTCATTTTCCACAACAGGATTTTGCAAAGTGCGGACTATCGCCTCATTCGGTTCTCAATACCTGACCAACTACGCGCAGCCCTCAGCCGTCAGCCAGAGCAACATTGTTCAGCTTGTAAAGACAGGCAAGACAAAAGAGGTGCGCGTTTCCATCGTGTACTACGATGAGAATAAGCGCAAACACCGAAAGTTGGTAAAAGGCACGATGCAAATCTATACGATAGCCCTCCAGAAAGCCAACATTAAGAACATTCTCCGTAACTATCCCCGAAAAAACGGCGCGACACTCACGCTTACCTGCTCGCCCAGTTCCATTACGGGCAATACTTCCGGTGCAGCCGGGGCTCCGACTGTGAAATGTGGCAAGGTTACGGCAACTCCTGTACCGCTTCCGATTAGCGGCGAGACTGAGGTTAAAGGCAGTTACAAGATGTCGATAACCGGGTACTATGAGGAGATGCAGGTGAAGTTCACGGTGGGTAATGGTTGTACAGGCTGGTATGAGGGAGAGCCCTCCAATCGACACAGCGTGGATATTTCCGGTGAGTTCACCATGACCTCTCCATTCCAGCGATTTTGACACCTCGGCATTGTATTATGGCTACTATCATAGGAACAGTCGGCGTATTCGGGCTTGATGAAGACCAGCAGGGCATCCTGTTGGAGTCTCAGGATATCGACTACAAGCCTGACTCTAAAATACAGAGGGACTACCGAGGCAAAAAGGTAGGCATC